CCTTTGATAGGTGGTAAAAGCACGGTCGTATGGCAATCTAAGTTCATCCGTCTTTGACGTGACAAACGCTTTCAGCTGGTCGATGTCAGATTTCTTAAACGTCGACTCAATCTCTCCGAGTTCTACTATCCAGTGACTTACTGCCCGCTTGACGCTATCTTTGTCAGACGGATTGAGAGTAGCGCCCTCTAAAAGCCACCCTTTGTTGTAATCGCAAAGCCGCTTAAACCACAACGTTTTGCCTAAACCCTGTGCGCCCTGTAGGACGAGGATGCCTTCGAGTTCAACGCCATTGACCTCGTAAGCGGCGGCCACACAACTAATCAGCCATTTTCTCATTAACATTTCTTTTAGTTGGTTTGACTCTTGTGTGACTAGCGATTCTAAAAAGGCTGGCATCCTATCGTTACCGTCCCATGGAATACTATCTATCCATTCTTTAACAGGGTTATATTCTTTAGCCAACACCTTGAGGTAGTCCCTAACCTTGGTGTGCGGTATTCCCATATTTATGCAACGGTCCTCTATCTCTATCAGACTAGCCTCCTCTTTCATGTCAGCGATAAACTTCATGTTGGGTATTTCAATCTCCATTCGTTTTTTAATTACGTTATAGCGCACATCCACCTCATGTGTTTTCAACACTCCATTTACATTGTCTTTGGTGTTTAAGAATCTACCGCTTGCACTGCGCTGAAAGTCATACTCGACAGGTAAATCTAATTTTTGTAAAGCAGGTATGACCTCACCCTCTAAGGCCTCAACCTCTTCCATCTCGTTCTTGTGGTCATTGTAATCACCCTTAGTTTCTGGCATAAGGACTTCTGCTTGTCCTTTATTCTTACGAATATATTGACAGGCTTTGGTCGCCTCTTTCTCTCCTGTTTTGCTATCGTCGTTATCGGCTATGAAAACGTGCTTGCGGTCAGCGAAATACTCAAACATGACCTCTGCTACGGGTGTCAAATTGTATGCATCAAAAGCGACGATAACAGGCTGTGCGTAGTCAGCGTAAATAGATGCCGCGGTTGCATATCCTTCGGCATAGTTAATAATGTCTGCACTTTTTAGGATCTCCGATCCAAGAATAAAAAAGCTACCGCTTTTTTTAGAACCAGTAAGAAAACGTTTGCCTCCGTCTTGGTCTATGTATTGAACGCCTACAATAGTCATTTGTTTGTCGTAGAGCGGTATCATTAGGTTGTTGTATTCGTCCGTTCTTAGGCCATAAGACAAAACCTTTTTCTTTTCTAAGTATGGGTGTTTTTCACATGGCAAACTTTTTTCCCACAAACTCTGTGCTCTTTTTGCCGCCTTAGAATATTTCTCTTGTTGCTTTACTTCTGCCTGTTTTTGCAGTTCTGCAATCTCTTGTTTTTGTTCTTTGGTTATCTTTCTGCGTTCTTGATTTTCTGGTTTCCAGATAGCAGTGGGTTGGTCAGCCGAGTTTCGATAGTCACCCAATCGTCCAAACGGGACAGATTGATCGACCCACAGCTGATACCAACCCACTAACTTTCGTTGACCGCCGACGTTAATGTAAGCCCGACCAATAGACCCGTCGGCAATCAAACCCTTTTTTGGGTCTGGTTCTAAACCATGGTCCGCCAAAAATTGACTGAACTGGTTTATGTAATCGGTAGAAAATGGTGTGTCAAAATTCTTTTTTTTGTTTGGTCGGGTTATTTTCAGTGTCACTGGATTTCCTGTTGGTCTTGCTTTATTTATTAAAGTGTATAAAATCTTACAAGATAATATCTAAATAAGCAATCACATAAAAAAGGAGAGAAAGATGAGCTTAACTGTAAATGCGTCTGGTGGCGGTGAGGATTTTCCAAAACTTGAACCAGGTAAATATGAGGGGACCTGTTTTAGAATTGTAGATCTTGGAACAAGTGAACAAGAATATAAAGGTCAAGTAAGTAAAAAGAAAAGAATTAGATTAGATTTTGAGATTACCAAAGCGGTGGACCCAGAAACTAATGAAATACTAATGCAAGACGGCAGACCTTTTGGTGTCGGCAAAACATACACTGCTTCTTTATTTGAGGCCGCAACGCTGAGAAAAGACTTAGAGAACTGGCGAGATAAAACGTTTACCGAACAAGAACTTGAAGGTTTTGACGTAGGTAAGTTGGTTGGTATGACAGCTCGTATTGAGATAGGACACACAGCACCAAGTGATTATGGTCCTGGTGGTAATCCAAAAATACTAAAACTATCAAGACCCGACGGCGGTGTTCAGAAAGTTGCGTCCATAAATCCACAGGCTACATTTGACTTGGAAGATTATTGCGATGAATTTAATGGCAATATGGGAGATAAGTCTAAAGCCATGGTAGAAATATTCGAGCTCCTACCGTCTTACTTACAAATAGAAATAGAAAGAAGTTTTGAATATTTAGCGGCAGTAGAAGAAGGCGAAAAGGCAAGCACCAAACCTGCCGAGCCTGGTTTGGCTGACTTAGCAAAACCCGACGAGCCAGAGGATAACATACCGTTTTAATTTAACCCGTGGGTGAGCGCTCCTTTTTTAAACGTTATTCATATTAGCGTTTGCCCACACCTTACACTATGAAAAGAATGAGTGACCCATTTAATCCAACACACTACAAAGAGGGTGATATTGAGTGCATTGACGCAATTAAATCGTCAATGGAACCGACAAACTTTCATGCCTATTTAAAAGGCTCAATAATCAAATATCTATGGAGATACGATAAAAAAAATGACCCCGATATTTGTTTAGGTAAAGCACAATGGTTTATGAATAAATTGGTTGAAGAACATTTAAACGAATTTGGTAGTAACTCTGAATATTGGACAGAGGAAAAACCAAGTCCTACAAACTTTGAGTGACATACACTACAACGTCTTTTCTTTACCTGCCGCACTTATGGTAGAACATAATATGTCCGACAACATGGTTGCAGATCTAAATGACTATCTGGACAACTTGCGGAACAACGATGATAAAAAATCAGCTGGCGATAAATTAATAGGACAAATACACAAAGGAGAACAGCTGTCTATGGACTTTACTTTGCCTCAACTTTTGGAGTTTCGGCAAGTAGTTGAAAACTTAGGTGTAAGTTATTTAAGACATTTTGTAGAGTTTACAAAATCACAACTACGACCCAAAAAAATTGAAATGGATCAGCTGTGGTCAGTTCATAGTTTTGAAGGCGATTACAACCCAATACATGACCACTTAACTAAATCTATTATGGGTATTTCATTCACTACATGGACAAAAATTCCAGAACAAATTACAAAACCAGGTGAAAAAGACGCACTACATTACAACCTATATAACAGTTCTGGAGCCATAGATGGTTACTTAAATTTCACTTATGGCCTAAACCAAGTTGGCGATCCAGAAAGGTTAAGGCCATCGCAATCAAGATATGTAAAGCCAGAGGTTGGTAAGTTGCTTATGTTTCCAAGTTGGATGCAACATTGTGTTTATCCCTTTTTCGGGGAGGGAGAAAGACGCACTGTTGCAGGTAATCTTAATTGTTTTGATTTAACACCCGAAGAACTAAAGGAGGCTCAAGATGGAGTTTAAAATAGGTATTTACGATGACTTAACTTACGAGGAGTATGCAAGCATACCAGCTTACAGATCTCACGACTTAACGGCGGCTATTAAATGTCCTTATAGTTGGAAAAACGCTAAACCCATGTCGCAAACACCAGCACTGCTTGAAGGTCGTGTGCAACACACAGTTTTTTTGGAACACCACAAATTCGATGACGAGTTTGTAATACAACCAAACATAGACCGCAGAACTAAAGTGGGTAAAGAACAATGGGAAGATTTCCAAACAACAGTTGGGAACCGAACAGTAATATCTCAAGATTTATACGACCTTTGCATGGAACGGAGAGATATTGTCGAAAGCTATATACCAAAGCCAGAGGATAAAGTAGAGAGTTCTTTAGTTTTTATGTGGCATGATCAACCATTCAAATGCAGAATGGACTGGTATGATGGGAAAGACGTGTGGGATTTAAAAACTTGCCGTGACGCGTCGCCAAGAGGTTTTAAACAAGCAATCAACGCTTTCAACTATCACATGCAAGCGGCACTTTACTTAGACGGTTGTAAAGCACTGGATTTACCTGCTGATAAGTTTAATTTTCTTGCTCAAGCCAAGACGGACCCTTTTCCCTACGCTATTTATACTTTGTCTACTGAAGCCATAGGCTATGCAAGGGCTAAAAATGAACAAGCCCTAGCCATGATATTAGATTGTGAGAAATCTGGTAAT